TCTTAGGGGCACTGGATAAATATAAAGAAAAAGAATATTTCTTTATAGGGGGGTATGGGGGGGACCTTTCTTTATGAACATACCCCGGAAGCTACCAACATTTCGGAATAGCTTGCAACATTAACTACCAACATTACCGGAATGATGATAGTAACCGCCGCTATGTTGATAGTTCGACCGGTGGGATAATGCGAATAACACAGGGGTAACAAAATCCCCGTTTTTCTACTTATTCGAGAAGGGCCGGATAACGGACAAAGCAAGAATACCCGATTTTGCCCTTTCTCGTGCCCGCTGTTCGACTTTATGCGGTTGGCTGGTATATTTCCTTGTTTGGATAATAAAACGCGCTAAAATCGCATTCTTTTGCCATTTCCTACACTGCATTGCCATTTGTTCGCAAAATCACTTACTCAGTAACAGCCGAACAAGAAGCGGCCCAGCCCCTACGGTTGAATTGTTGAAACGAGTGTAAAGAACTTGCAACGCTATGCGAATAATCGTATTACTATAATACGTTTCTTTGTTGCAGGTTTAATTAAATCCCAAAAATTAAAATGGAACTAAACGAAATTGTAGCACTACTTGAAACGCAGTTTCCGGGCGTGCGAAAAGATGGGCTTAACCAGCTTGCGCGAGTTATCGCCATGCAGGTTAATACCAAGGAAGAAGCTACCGGTATCGTAGGTAAACTTACCGCCGAAGCCGTAGCGAAGTTTGTAGCGGATTGGCGCAAAGACGCGGACGCGGAAATAGACAAAGCGAACAAAACGCGCGAGGAAAACCTGCGTAAGAAGTACGACTTTGTGGAAAAGAAACCGGAAGAAGGCGGTACCCCACCCGCACCGGCCGGAACCTTGGACGCCGCAACCGTGCAAACAATGATTACGAACGCTGTAAAGGAAGCTACTAAGGGCTTGCAGTCCGAAGTAATGAGCCTTCAAAGCGCGGCCGTAACCGCCAACCGCCGGGAAACGCTTGTTAAAGAGCTTGCCGACGTACCCGAAGCCTACAAAGCTAAGGTTCTTAAAGATTTCGACAGGGTAGCCAAACTTGGCGGCTTTGCCGACGAAAACGCCTTTAACGAGTATCTGACCGAAACCAAGAACGACGTAGCAGCCTTCGGCCAAGAGTTGGCAGACCGGGGCCTAAGCCTTCACGAAAAACCGGTACTTGGTTCCCCCAACAAAGACGGAGTAAGCGCGGGCGTAGAAAGCTACATACAGGCAAAGGCCGCAGAAGCCGAAAATAAAGGCTTGGGCGGCAAAGAGGTTTAACGCTTAAACACTTGTAAAAATGCTTAGAATCGACAGGAAAAAGGATAACCGCGTTATCCGCGCGTTTACCCACAAGCTCGCCGATATTCCAAACGGTATTACCGTTTCAGCCGCCGACCTTACGCAGAAAGTTCTGCACGAAGGTACGCCGGTCGGAAAGGACGAAAACGGGCTTTACCATGTAGTGAAAGTAGCCGTTCTTGCGGACGACGCTACGAACTCCGCTACCACCTACACCGTAAAGAAAGGGCATAACTTCAAAGTCGGCGACGTGCTTATGCTGGCTTCCGGTAAAGCGGCTTACGCTATTACCGCTATCGCCACAAACAGCGGCGACGCGACCAAAGACGACCTTACGGTAGGTACAACCCTTGGAGTTGCCGCAAAAGCCGGCGATTCGCTTTACCTCGCAGCCAAGGCCGGGGCTTCGGGGGCAGCTTTCAAATACGCACCGGTAGCCCTTGTAGGCGAAAGCTACGACGTGGACGCGCTTAGCAACCATATCGTAAACGCCGTAACTATCGGGCAACTTCGGGAAAGCAATATCCCGCCTATCGGTGCCGAAGTGAAAGCCAAACTTACCGGTATTCAGTTTATCTAATTTAATCGGGAAAAGTTATGCAAAGGAGCTTAATGATTGGCATTACCGAAAGGGATATGCAGGCCGTAGTTAATACCTACGACCTTAAACCGTATTACTATCCTACCTTGTTCCCCTTGAAGGAGAACTACACGCTTACGTGGAAAGCCCTTGAAGCACAGGTAGGGTTAAAGATTGCCGGCGACCTTGTAGCGCGTGGCGCAAGTATCAACAAGAAGACCCGCGAAGCTATTGCGCGTATTCAGGGCGATATTCCGAAAGTGGCTATTAAGCGCACCAAGGACGAAAACGAGCTTAACGAATACGACATTATGGTCGCCATGACTTCCGCGAACCCCGACCTTCGGGCGTTGGTAGAAGCGTGGGCCGAAGATACGCAGTACTGCTGGGACGGGGTGGCCGCCCGCTTGGAATGGATTGCGTTGCAGTCTATTTCGTTGGGCAAAGTAACGCTTACCAACGACAACAACAATAGCGTAATTACCGAATACGACGTAGATTATCAAATCGACGCAACGCAGAAGGTAGGATTTCAGACCGGCTCGGCCGCTTGGAATACCACCAGCGCGAAACCGTTTAGCAAGGACTTTAAGGCTATCGTAGCTAAGGCCAAGAAGAAGGGTATTAGCTTGAAGTACGCCTTTATGAACCTTGACACCTTCGCGCTTATGGTTCAGACCGAGGAAGTAACGAAACTTTCCGCTTCGTTCGCGGCTAACGCCTTGAACATCGCACAAACGCCGAGCTTGGAGCAGGTAAACGCAGCTATGAAAGGTTTGGCGTACCTGCGCGGCTTGCAGGTCGTCGTTATCGACCAAGATATTACTATCGAGAAAGACGACGGAAGCCGTATTACCGGCAACCCGTTCGCCGATAACGTGGTAATGTTCAGCGAAAGCAAGGTACTCGGTTCGACCTATTGGAAGAAGCCGGCCGATATGAACCTTAAAGGTTCCGTAGCTATCAAAGCTATGAACGGCCACACTTGCGTAAAGAAGTATTCCACCGAAGAACCTATCGAAGAAGTTACCGTAGGAATTGCAAACGCTTTCCCGGCTTGGCTTTCTTCGGGCCGTTCCTTCCTTTTGGACACTTCTAACAGCACTTGGACACACTAACGAAGACGGGGCCGGCCGGCAACGGTCGCCCCTATTCTAACACCCGCTACCAATGACTTACAAAGAATGGATAACAAAGACGGTCGGCAGATTCCAGCTAACGGCGGACGACGTGGATTTGATACTTTGCAACCAAAGCAACCTTATCCCCGACCCGGACGCACCGGTAGACGTACGGAAGGCAAAAACGGCCATTTGCCGCGAGTTTACAACGCTTATCCCCCTTGCTAATATCGGGGAAGGCGGGTATTCCATTAGTTGGAATTGGGACGCTATCAAACTTTGGTATAACGCGGCTTGCGCCGAATTAGGCATTACGCCGGCCAGCAAGCCCAAAATTCGGAATAAAAGCAACGTATGGTAACGACTTCCTACCAATACCCGCAATACCTGTACGCCTTGCAGCACAACGGCGAAAGCGTCCAATTACCTAACGGTTCTTGGGAAACGCCCGCCGCCGCATGGGAGTTAAAAGCAGCTTGCCGGGAAGAAACCAACGGTAAAGGTTCGACAATTCAGACCGCCGACGAAGAAACCCGCGTATTCGCTTCGCTTATCCAGCTACCGAAAGGTACGGCCAAAATTCCCGAAGGCACGCAGGTAATTGTAACGCGGGAAGAAGTAGAAGTTAGCCAACTTGCGAATACCGATTTTGTCGAAGCGGCCAAAGCAACGGGCTTAGTTGTAGTAACCGGAACTTGTGAAAAGTTCGACCCCGGCCGGCTTCATTGCCGGTTATGGATTTAACACAGATAGCTATGCAAAGTATAGAAACCGATGATATTCTTTTTGAGATTCTGAACGCTTCGGCCGAATTGAAAGCGGCCCTTAGCGGCGGAATATTCGTGCAGGGAGAACGGCCGGATAATTCCGGGAAGGAAGACGTAGTAATTAACAACCTATTCCTTAACCACGAAGTACCGCAAACCGGAACTTCAAACGTAAATATCCACGTCCCCGACAAAAAGGAAAGAATATGCCGAACCGAACAATTTAAGGCGAATAGGGAGCGAATACGCGAACTAACGGCTATTGTTCTATCGGTTCTAAAATCGGCGAACATTACCGGGCTGACTATTCGTGTTTCTACGGAAACCATAATTAAAGAACCGGGCATTAACGAGCATTACAACAACTTGCGGGTAGAATGGAACATACAGCGAACTAATTAAAATTTACGACAATGGCAGAAGCAAAGAAAACTTATACTATCGGCCTTTCCAAGATTGAGGTAGGCGCAATTGCCGAAGACGGCGGTATGGGGGAAACTTTGGCGGTATTGGGTTATACCTACCAAGACACCTGCACGATGACGCAGGAAGACCCGGAAACGACCGACCACTACGCCGAAGAAGTGGACGACCCCGTAGTAAGCATTAGCCGGGGTGGGAAGACGAACTTTAACTTTTCGATTATGAACCCTTCGGTTACGGTTCTTGCCGACCTTTTGGGCGGGACAGGAACGGCCGGCAACGGTTCATCTACGCAGGATAAATGGGAAGCACCGGATAAAATCCCCGTAGTAGAGAAGTCGGTACGTATTACCCCGGAACAGGGCCTTAAATTCGAGATTCCGCGCATGAAGCTCGTAAGTAAGATTAACGCCACTTTCAGCAAAAGCGGTATTCTTCTTATCGAGGTTGCCGGTACCGTATTGCAGCCTACCAAAACGGGAACCAAGAAAATGACCGCTATGCTTATGACTGCCGCAGACGTGCAGGCATAAAGCGGGGAAATCATTACTTTAACCCGAAAGCCCCCCAAATGAAAGTTTCGGGGGGCTTTCTTAGTATAAAGCAATATGAACGAAGATAACATAAGAGAAAAAACGGATTTTGAGTTAGAGCGCGAAGAACTTAACCTGTTGGTAAAGCAGGGTATAAAGTTCAGCGTTACGCACAAAGTTCGCCGGCGTAAAAAAGGCGTAAAAGGGTTCTTTCAACGCCCCGAAATAGTTACGGTAAAAGAGGATTTCGAAATACAGGAACCTACGCTTTCGGTTCTTGACAGGCTTAGCGCGATATGGGTAGAAATGGAGGTAAACGAAGACCGACTTACGGCCGGCGGAACGGAAACCTTGGCGGAAGCTAAACGGATAGCCAAAGATAACGCCGCACGTATGGCCCGAATAATCGCTATTGCCGTATTGGGCGAAGATTACCACGTTACCGAAGTTGGTGCTGGCGGACGGATTAGGAAATATAACGACGATAAGGAGTTAGACCGGCTTACGGCACTTTTCTTCCATACTATAAAGCCTTCCAAATTGGTAGGGCTTTCCGAAGCCATAACCAGCGTAAGCAACTTAGGGGATTTTATAAACTCTATGCGATTACAGAGCGGCGCAAGGACGACCCAACCGAGGACGGAGCGCATAGAGTAACCGGGCTAAATAGTCCCTATGGCCGCCGGGGTTCGATTTGCGCCCACCTTGGCTGGACTTGGGATTACTTACATCACGGCGTAGCATGGGCCATTGTGCAACGGTTGTTAATTGACGCGCCAAGTATTGCCGACGACGAAGACGGAAGCACAGATACCAAAGCGACCAAGATAACCAGCGAGAACGCCGAAAGTATTTTACAACAAATAAATAACCTTATCCGATGAATATAAAAGGCGGTGCCTTGGAGTTCGATATAATTGCGAATAACGGGCAAATAAATAGCGCATTGGACGAAACCAAAAGGCGAATACAGGGGTTCACGGACGCGACCGTAGAAGGTGGCGAACAAATGGAAGCCGCCTTTAAGGAAATTGCCGCCCAAATCGACGCAGCATTTAGAGATATAGACGCTATGGCGGCAACCCATAGTAACGCTATTTCCGATTTGAAAAAGGAATATGCAAGACTTGGAGCCGAAGCCGGGGGCGTATATAGCAAGATTTACGGACAGTCGGGACACAAAACCGACGAACAAAAGAAGATAGCCGATGAAATAAAGCTACGCGAACGGCTATTACAAGAAATTGGAGAATCGGCCGATGCACTCGCTGAGGAAGAACGCGCATTTAAGAAGCGTTACGAAGAAGTACAGAAGAACGCAGCAGCGCAAAAGACCTTCCGCACCCAGCTACGGGAAGTACGCGAGGAATTGGCCGCTATGGAACTTGCCGGCGAAACCAATTCGGAAGCGTACGCCAAATTACAGGCACGGTTCGGCCAGCTTAGCGAAGCTATGGACGCAGTAACCACGCAGGCCAATATTTTGAAGAAGGGCGAGCGCGGCTGGGAAGGTCTTATTTCCGGTATTTCCGGCGTTGCCGGTGCATTTTCCGCCGCCCAAGGTGCGGTAAGCCTGTTTGCCGGCGAAAACGAGAATATGCAAAAGATTATGGTTAAAATTCAGTCTTTAATGGCTATAACCATAGGCTTACGCGAAGTTCAGTTAATGTTAGACAAAGACGAAGCATTTATGTTAGTAACGCTTCGTAAGGCAAAAGACCTTTATACGGCAGCTATTACCCGTATGAGCGTTGCGCTGGGTATTTCTAACGTTGCGGCAAAGGCGTTAATGGCTACTCTTACCTTGGGGCTTTCGGTAGCGATTACAGCGGTAATTACCCTTGTATCGAAGTACATAAGCAAAACGAGGGAAGCTAAGAAAGCGCAAGAAGAATTTAATTCGAAGGTCGTAGAAGCGGCCGTAGAACCCATAGCGGCTATTAACGAACTTGCCTACGCTTGGAATAAGCTCGGCAACGACATGAACGCGAAAAACAAATTTATCGAAGACAACAAAGACCGCTTCGATGATTTGGGATTTTCCATTAGAACGGTAAAAGACGCGGAAGATTTGTTAGTAGTCAATAAATCCAAGTTTATAGAAGCCTGTTTGCAGCGTGCTAAGGCTTTGGCCGTACAGGAATTGGCCGTAGAAAAATACAAGGAAGTATTACAGGCTCAGCAGGAATTAGAAGCCACCCCGAAAGCATATGTATCGAAGAAGGGAACCTATACGGACGGTTACGGCGTGCAGCGAAAAGGGGTTGTTTTGGAAAAATCCAGCAATTGGCAGAAGGCAGAAGCAGCCGTAGAGAAGGCCGAAAGAGAGTACGAAGCATTGGTACGCCAGCAAGTAGAATTTTCCGATAAAGAACGCGAAATATTGGCTTCCATAGGTGCCGGTTCGGAGAAAATAGCGGAAGGCAGTATAGCGGCTTTGGAAAAGACTATTTCCGCCTTGAAAACGAAGTACAAGGAAGCGGCCACCGATACGGAACGGACGGCGTTGTTAAAGCAAATCCAAGAGCAGGAAGCATTACTTAAAAAAATAGACTTGACGGCCACCGATACCGGCGGCGATAAGGAGAAAGACCCGTTTACGGAGAAGTTAGAGCAACGAAAAAAGAAATACCAAGAGTACGCCAATTGGTTAAATTCCACGAACGAAGATATACGGAATAGCGCGAAGACGGAATTTGCCGGATTATTAGCCGACGGCGAAAGTTACGAAGCCTACCTTAAAAACCTTAAACGGGAGTTGGAAGCATTGCCGGAAACGGCCGACCGGAATAAGAAAATTTCGATAGTGTCTAACGAGCTTGTAAGTATCGAAAAAGATACTTACATGGACGGTTATACCAAGTGTTTGGAAAAACAGATTTCGTTAGCCGATACTCTTGTAGAAAAGTTGGCGATTATCGCCGACAAACGTAAAGAACTCGAAACGGACGATAGCGGACTAACCAAGGAAAAGGGGGCAGTTTTAGACACCGAGCAAGCGAACATAGCGACGCAGGCCCAAGAGGACTACGCGAAGGCCATGCGCGATTATAACGACTATTTGCAAAGTAAAATAGACGCGGAATTATCGTACCAAACCCGCCGTAGGGAATTGGAAATAGCGATAGAGAAGGAAACGGACGCAGAGCGAAAGAAAATACTCGAAACACAGTTAAAAACGCTCGATACCACCCAGCAGTTAAAGCAGACAACGGACTACGACGCATTGGTAGAGGAATACAAAACCTACCAACAGAAATGCGCCGATATTTCCGCGCAATACGACGAAAAAATAGCCTTGGCGACCGAGCAGAAGAACGAAGAATTAGTAGCGAAGTTGCAGGAAGCCAAGAATAAGGCTCTTTCATCGGCCGCATTGCAAGAATTGCAGGATTCCGGGGCTTGGGAACAACTTTTCGGGAACCTCGACGACCTTACTACGGCGCAAATACAGGCTCTTATAGCCAAAATTGAAGCACAGAAGGCCCAATTAGGCGTAGAACTCGACCCGAAAGACTTAGACGTAGTTTTAAGCAAGCTACGGGAAGCCAAGGACGAAGTACAGACCCGCAACCCGTTTAAGGCCCTTTCTACGGCTTTGAAGGACTATAAGAAGGACGCAAGCAAAGCGAACCTATCCGAAGTATTCAAAAGTGTAGGGGCTACGGCCGATTTGGTAAAAGGTTCGTTCGACGCGGTTACGGGTGCGCTTTCGAATATGGGGCTTGCCGGCGACGAAGTAACCCAGCAGCTTTTAGGCGACATCGGCGAAATGATAGGTTCCGCCGGACAGTTGGCTACCGGTATCGCAACCGGCAACCCGCTGGGGATTATACAGGGTAGTATCGGCCTTATTTCTTCCGCGTTCGAAGTGTTCAACTTCCGCGACCGCCGGGCCGAACGTGCCATTAAGAAGCACGCGGCCGCCGTCGAAGAATTGGAACGAGTGTATAAAGCACTCGAACACGCCGTAGATAAGGCGTTAGGCGAATCGGTTTACGACAACCAAAAGGCCCTTATCAACAATATGCGCGAACAACAAGCGCACTTGCGGGCCATGTGGCAAGAGGAAGAAGGGAAGAAGAAAACCGATAGCGACAAGGTAAACCAATACAAAGAACAATACGAAGAATTAGGCCGCCAAATCGAAGATACCATAGCCGAAATTACGGAAAGCGTTACGCAGACTTCGGCGAAGGACTTGGCTACGCAATTGTCCGACGCGATAGCCGAAGCCTACGCGGACGGATTCAATAGCGACAATGTAAAAAATGCGATTGAAAAGGTTACGAACCAAGTATTAGGTAATGCCGTAAAGAACGCCTTAAAGAAACAATTTCTTGAACAGCAGCTACAAAGTGCCGTAAAGCAGTTGCAGCGCGATATGGGTTTCGATGAAGAAGGCGGCGGTTCCTTCGACGGCTTGACCCCGGAAGAACAACAGCGGTTTAAGGATAGGGTAAACTCGATAGCCCAAGGGTACGCCGAAGCCTTGAAATTGTACGAAGACCTGTTTAAGGATTTGGACGATACGGGCGACCCCACTACGAGCCTATCGGGTGCGATTAAAGGAGCCAGCCAAGAAAGTATAGACCTATTGGCCGGGCAAACGAACGCTGTGCGTGTAAACCAAGTACAGCAAATAGAGATTTTGCGCCAGCAGCTTATACACCTTGCCAATATCGACGGTAAGCTAAGCGTATCGAACCGGCACCTTGAACAGATAGAAAAAAATACTTCGGGAAGCGCGTCCGACCCGTTACGGGCGCAAGGAATAACAATGTAGCGATATGAAAGTAAATAAACAATTGGCCCGCGACGCCAAAAAGAAAGGCATTTGCGAAGAATGGTACGACCGCCTTATAGACACCAAGGAGAAAGACAAACTTATAAAAATGTACCTCGAAGGTATCGACTTCTGCCTAAGCAACGAGTACCCCAGCAATGAATTTATACGCCGGCACTTCGTAGGCACTTGCGAAGCCTACGGCGTATTCCTCGACCAAGCTATTACGGCCGGAAACTTCCGGCACGTAGTAGCCCTTGGGCATTGCGAGGGTACAGCCACTTACGACGGTTGGAACGTCGGGCAGGTATTCGTAAAGCACCAAAGCCGGTTAAAGGTTCTTGCTACCGGTAATTCCTTCGTCATGGTAGACGTATTCGACAATACCACCGTAGAGGTAGAAGCGCGGGATAACGCGAAGATTTGCGTAAACCACTACGGCGGGAACTTGACGACCACCACCGGCGACGGCGAAAGACACGCGACAATAAAAGTTATTCGTAAAACGACTAAAACGTATTGATATGGCAGACGAAAGTAACATTATCCTAAATATGCCTTTCGATGAAGCGGCCGGTTCTACCGTTGCCTACGATTACAGCAAGACACGGGCGGACGGTACGGTAGTAGAAGCGGACTTTACCGGCGGAAAGCAAGGCAATTGTATAAAGTTCGACGGTAACGGGCATTGCGATATAGACAAAAACGTAATTCCCCTTACCGGAAACTTTACCCTTCTTGCTTGGTTGAAGCGTTCGGCCTTCCCGGACGGTTTTACAGGCAAGCGTATCGGATTTTTCGCACGGTGGGAAGCGTTGGAAGGTTATACGGAAGCGTGGTTTAACCTTGCGGCCGATACTTGGGGCTATTGGGTTATCGTCAAAGAGGGCCTAACAATCCGCATTTACCTTGACACCGCATTAGTTCAGACCGTTACGCTACCGGCCCAGCCTACCGGTTTCGCTATCCTGCAAGACATTTATACGACCGCCAATGGTTACGGTTGTATCGACGAATTGAAGGTATATAACACCGCCTTGACGCAGGCGGAAATTACCGATAGTATCGCTACGGTGGCGCAATTGGCTTACAGCATAGACGGAACCGATTTTAAGGCTTGGGATATTTATGTAAGCGAAAGTAGCGGCCTTCTTGACCGGCCCAAGATGAAAGCCCCGGTTTCCGTCGATTGGCCGGATTATCACGGGGAGATAGTAGACCTTGAAAACAAGATACTGCAACCCCGCGAAATAACCCTTAATTGCTTTATGAAAGCGAACGGGAAGGTAGACTTTGTTACGAAGCTAAACGACTTCTTGGACGTATTTAGCCGGCCCAACACCCAGCGGCTTATGGTAGATATACACCCTACAAAACCGTTGCTTTACGAAGTCTATAACGAAAACGGGGTAGCTATTAACAAGCGTTGGCGCGACGACCTTATGGTAGGAACCTTTACCTTGAAATTGAAGGAACCCGACCCGGTAAAGCGTATCGTACGGCACCAGCGTTTAAGCAATGACACTAAGACGCTAACGATTACCCTAACCAGCGCGAAAGCGGTTACTATATTTTGGGGCGACGGAACCCAAACGAACGACGTTTACGGAACCGACGTAACAGCGAGCCACGAATACACGACCGACGGAATTTTTTACGCCATTGTCGCCGGCGTTATAGAAGAAATAGAAAGTTTCACTACTAACGGTATTATCGTATGGAACAAATTGTAGTAAAACACCCGGACGGGACTACGGCCCTTTTGACTTCGCGGGCGCGTAAGTCCGGCGTTACCAAGGCCGAACAGAGTATTACGCTGTTGGGGGCCGATACGGTAGCGATAACCGTTAAAAGTGCCACGCCCTTAACCTTCCACTTGGGCGACCAAATAGACGTTTACGGGAAGACCTATACCCTTAACCAGCTTCCGGGAATTAAGAAGACCGGAAACCGGAACTTCGAATATACCCTTACCTTCGAAGGGGTGCAGTACGAGTTAATCGACGTGCAATTTTTGTTACCGGACGATACCGTATTAGACAGCTTTACGGGCGATTTGGAAGACTTCTTAGGTATTCTTATCGGGAACCTTACCCGCGTATATCCGGGCAAATGGGCGTTAGGTGTTTTCCCAACCAATACGGAGTATAAGACACTTACCTATACGGAAAAGAATTGTTTGGAAGTGTTGCAAGACCTTTGCGAGCAATACAGCACCGAATTTGAGATTACCCAAGCTAATGGCGTTCGTACGCTTAATATCAAAACGGCCGGGGTATACTTCCCCTATACTTTCCGGTACGGGCGTACCGGCGGGCTTTACGAATTGACGCGCCAAAACATCAATTCCAAGAATGTAGTTACCCGGCTATACGTCTATGGCGGTAGTAGTAACCTTGGGGACAAATACCGTTATACCCGCCTTTGTCTTCCGGGCAAGGCTAAGAACGCTTCCTACATCGAAGACGCGGCCGCTATTGCGACTTACGGGTTGAAGGAGAATACAAAGATATTCGACGACATCAAACCCGAACGCTACGGCGAAGTAACCGCCGCCGGAAGCGCGTATTATGCCTTTAAGGACGCTACTATGAACTTCGACCTTAACGAAAAGGATAGCGCGGGTAATACAAAGTGGCTTATAGACGGAGTGAACGCAAAGGTAAAGTTCACTACCGGGAACTTGGCCGGCTATGAATTTGACATACACAAGTACGACCACGCGACGAAGGAAATACAGGTAGTACCGTTCACGGACGAAAACGGCATGAAGTTCCCCAGCGAAACAAGTGCGGCGTTTCAGTTCGGCGTAGGCGATAAGTATTTCTTCACGGATATAAATTTGCCGGACACTTACAAGACCGACGCGGAAAACAAACTACTTTCGGAAGGGAACAAGGTAATAACCGAATACAGCCAGCCGCAAGTACAGTACGGGTTAAGTATCGACGAAAATTTTATCCGACAATTCGCCGGCGAATTGACCGTAGTAAACCTTTTCGCCGTCGGCGATTATATCCCGGTGGAAGATGAAGACATAGGCGTAAACAAATCGGTACGAATTACGGCCTTTACGCGCGATTTGTTGCGGGAATACAAGTATAATATAACCTTGGGCGACAGCGTAACCAAAACGACGATTACCCGCGTTATCGAAGACTTGCAGAAAATCGACAATGTTATAGAGATAAACGACCTTGCCGACCCGTCGAAGTCCCGCCGCAATTGGAAAGCCAGCCAAGAGGTATTAGCTAACGTGTTCGACCCCGAAGGCCACTATTACAGCGAGAAGATAAGGCCGCTTTCGATTGAAACGACCATGTTAGCCACCGGCGCACGTTCCCAGCAGTTCGTATTACGGCAAACCCAATTTTGGACAAATTACGAAGGTAATCCAAACAAGGTAAGAATTATAGGTGGAACATTGGTTCATTATACAATAGACGAAAACATAAAAAACTGGTTTTTAACTACTGAAACATTCTCCGACCTTGTAAGTAATATGCCTTACTATATATATGCACGTTGTCAAAAAAATGGAATATCGGGTAATATAGTTTTTGACACGGTTCAACGCAAGATAGATAGCGACCCTATGTATTATTATTTCTTAATAGGAAGCCTAAGTAGTGCATTAACTGACGCTGACGGGAAACGCCCTGCTCGCCTTATATCTCTCACCTACGGTGCCTCTACCATTAACGGGCGATTTATTACTACCGGACGGATTCAAAGTTCTGACGGAAAAACTTATTTTGATTTAGACGGTGGCGAAATAGGTGGTAATATAAAATTCGTTTCTTCGGACGGTTCTGTAAAGGACGTTTCCGACCTTGAAGAAATGATAGGCGACAATAATAAGGTATATACGACCCAGCCAATACCGCCGTACAAAAAAGGCGATATTTGGGTAGACGGAAAAGTATTACGCAAGTGTAATGTAACCCGAACTACGGGGAATTTCGTTGCTTCCGATTGGGAAGAAGCAGTAGAATACGACAATACGCAGACAGTAATAAATGGGGGCATAATTACTTCCGGTACCGTTCAATTGGCAGGTAATGGCGGTAGCATTTTGGCGGGCATAACAGGGGACGGTACAGCGGCAACATCGGTACGATTTTGGGCAGGGGCAACAAAAGCAAATAGAGGAACCGCGCCTTTTAGGGTATTACAAGACGGCACCGTATATGCTTCAAAAGGTATTTTTTCGGGTTACATTCAAACCCCATTTGTCAATTTAACAGATTCAGACGCTATATATACAAATGGTAAATATAGATTAAATGGAGACTTAAATATAATGGGTAGTCATTGCAATATTGAATTACCCAACGACCCTAAATATATAGGAACAAGGGCAATTATTTTTAATAATTGTTTCATATATACACGTAGTGG